TTATTCCATAAACCCTTTTATTATATTACTAACATTTTATATAATGTTATGTAATGTCAAATGATTGATTTAATAGTGTTTTTCGTTATTTATATTCTCATATAACATCATATAAATTTAACTTAAGTCCATTTTTTGCTCACTTAAATTTTAAAATTAATCACAGAGAATATCTCCTCTTCTTATTTCTACTACATCAGATATATTCACATCTTCTGTGCTATCTTGACTTTCATATATTAAAGAAAATACATTGTTTGCATCATCTTCTATTACTCTTACATAGTAAGTAAAGTTATCTTTAGAAACCATATACTCTAGTTCAAAAGCTTCTATAAATTTTTGAATAGTCTTAAAATATTCTAAGCTATCAAATTGTTCTTGAAAATCTTTGAAATCTTCAATATCTTCTGTGTAGATCCCTTGATTATCTTTTTGTATATCGTTATTTCTTAATAGAAAATTTTCCATTCTTAAATTGTTAAAACTGTTTAAATAATATCTTTTCATCTCTTCCACCTCTGGCTTATTTTAACATAAATTTACAAAATAAAAAAGAGGTAGTTTTATTTCTACCTCCAATGATTAATCTTTTCTAGCTTTTCTTTCTTTTAATAATTCTTCAAACTCAGGAATATCTTCACGTTCCATAGTTTTTATGAAATTTCTAGCTGTGGATCTCTTGTTAATATATCTCTTTCTTTCTCTATTGTTATCATCCCACTTTTTATTACCTCTTAATTTTGCTTCTGATAATTTACCCATGTTATCGCTCCTAAATATTTTTTATAATTATATCAGAATTAATCAGAATCAACAACCCATGATTTTGAAAAAGATTTATCTTTAAATAATGAAGCTAACCCACTTAATTGTTTTAACCTTAACAGTTCATCTGCATCCATTCCAATATGTCTCATTATCCATGTGTCAGAACAACCACTCTCTACTAACTCGGAAACAATATTTGTCATAAGTTCTACATCATGACTACCTCTAGCTCTGTTATGTCTAATAGTTGAAGCCATTCTATCGCTAATAGGTTTATCAATAACAGATACAGGTAAGCAGCCGTTTTCTCTTTCAAATATATCTTTATGCTTTTTCATAACAGTATATCTATGAAATCCGTCTACTATCTCATATCTATCTTCATCTTCTAAATAGTAACAAACAATAGGCATTGTATAACCATCTTCTAATATAGACTTATATAATAGTTTCATCTCTGGCGGTGCTACATGGTTTGGATTATAACTGTTAGCTTGTATCTTTTCAATAGGTATTGCCTTAATATTGTATACTGGACTACAAAATTGTTTCATATTTTTTCATTGTCTCCTTTCTTCTTTTAAGCTGCTCTTTGCTTATTCCAAAAGATAAACTTTTACAGAAGTAATCATTTTTAATAATACACATTGCCATTCTTTTCCACGTTAAAACATCTTGTTTACTGTCTAGTTCTGGTATTGTGTCTACTACATGATTAAATCTTACTATTTCTTTATCTTTATTACCTCTATTACTTATTTTTCCTGTTTGAAATATCGCATCTTTATAATTAATATTTAATATATCTATATCTTCTTTTCTCATTCCTGAACCTTTTTCGGTCCACCATTTTATAAACTTATCAAACTTTTCTCTATAGTGATTGCTTGCTGTTTCTGGTAAAGTATCTAATAGAAAGTATGTGAAACTTTCCCATGTATGACCTTTTGGCAATTTATAATTTGCTGTATTGATTGATGAATGAGCATATATATTACCAAAATTTGCACCAGCTACCCTACCTACAATTTTAACCCATGTTTTAGGTTCTATGATTTTAAACATATTTAATCCTGCTTTTGCTGTATCTCCAAAAGGTTCATCAATTCTCATACTATGAATTGATACACCCGCTTTATACATTAGATCATAAAATTTATTATATTCATTACCAGTTTTGCCATAATAAACCCATATATCCTCTGTTGTCCAATCATACACGGGATAGAAATTAAATACATTCTTATCTACTTTTGTAGAGTACATTGTATCTTTATACCTAGTTTTATTTTGATTAGTTAAAGCACGCCATCTATTTAAACTCTCTTGTGTTCTGATACCAATTATACAAGCCGTTTTTTCTCCCTTTCCATACCAATTTCCAAACTTTGCTACAAAGTCTTCAAACGTCATTTTATACTTGTAATAATCAATAGTGTTATTGTCTACATTTATAACATAATCCATTGTTGGCATTTCTCTTACCCATATATCTTTCTTTTCAGTTTCCCACCAACTCCACGTCATCTCATCATAAGATAAGCTGTTGTCAGTTTCCATAGGTAAACATACCCAGTAAGCTATAATTACATCTTTATATTTATCTATCATACTTTTTGCATAATCAATAGTCATTTGATAATGTGCTTCTATATCGATAAATAACACACCTATTTTTCTATTTCTTCGTTGTGCTTCTTCGCACATTAAATGCATACAAACCCCACTATCTTTTCCACCAGAGAAAGAAACATATATATTTTCAAACTCATCAAATATATATTTAACTCTTTCTTGTGCTGCTTCATATACATTTAAATTACAATACTTCTTCAAAATAGCTCCCTCCTTGCTCTATCTTATCTATCAACAATTCTTTAAGATCTCTTTTCTTTTCATTATTTTCTAAGATCATATTAAATATTCCTAAGTCTGATGTAAAATATATATATTCAATATCATTCTCTTGTCCTATTCTTTTTATCCTACTTATAGCTTGTTCTGTTTTTGAATAATCAAAAGTGATACTAGCAAAAGCTACCTTATTACAAAATTGTAGATTAAGTCCATAAGCTCCAGTTCCTAATGTCATCACTAATGCCTTATTATCATTTTTAAACTTATCAAGAATAACAGCACGCTCTTTTAATGGTGTAGCTCCTGTAATTAAATAACAGTTCAATTCATTAGCTATATTCTCTGCTTCTTCTACGAATGTACAAAAGACTATTATTTGACCTTGATTTTTAATATAATCTGCTATCTCTTTATGTCGCTTTTCATCATTAAAACAAGACAATGCTAGATTTTGAAATTGTTGAATTATACTCTCTCCCTTTCCTAGAGAGTTTAGTAATGTTTGTTTCCTATCGTTATAAACTTCTCTATTATCATTACTAGCAATTATTCTTATATACTGTGTTGTTTCGTCTTTATCAAAGTTAAAATCACATTCATATATATATGGTGCTATTAAATGATGTAGAAATTCTATGTTAACATCTGACAGCTTGTAAAATTCTCTAGGACGTTGCCCAGCTTTCTTATATGATATTTTTTTAAAGAATACATTTAGAAATTCTTGCTTGCTCATATTGATTATTTTATAGCTCAAGAAGTTCATCTGATTGTAAATATCCCATTCATTTTTTGTTAATGGTGTACCATTTAATATTAATCTATACTCGCTTTTTTGAGCGATACTCATTAATCTTTTATAGCGTTTTGTATCATCATTTTTAATAAATATACTCTCATCTGCGACAATAAATACTTTTTTACCTTCAATAGCATTTAAAAGCTCTATATACGTTTTATCACTACTTGATAAGGTTTCGTATCCAGTAATGATATACTGCTTGTTAAACTGCCATTTAATAAGCTCTTGATGTAGATTATCTTTAGTTGAGCAAGGTGCAAAAAACAATACTAAGTCACTATCAGTTGTGTTTATTAATTCTATTGCTACTCTTGTTTTTCCTGTTCCTTGTTTCATGAACAAAGCACCAACCTTTAATCTTTTAAATTTATCAAACGCCCATTGTTGAGTTTCGGTTAACATCATCTCTCTAACTCCTTGATTACTTCTACTTTTCTTTCAACCTTAACAGGTTCTGTTATTTCTAAATAACTTGTGTTATCATCTTCAACTAGTTTGTGGAATTCTTCTGATAAAGCATCTCCAGTAAACTCAATGCTATCTAACTTTCTACCTCTCTTATCAGTTTTAAAAACTTTAAACACAAAGTCATCTGTGTAGCTTAATGTTAGAAAATATCCGTTGCCTTTTCGCATTTCTCTCACTAATTTGGCTGGATGCCAAAACTTATATCCCTTGTAATTAGAACGGTTTGGCAGTTTGATTAAAACTGCCGCCCCTGTATCATATTCTATGTTTTGTTTGTTAAATTGAATTGTTTTCCACATTTAAATTACATCCTTTTTAGTTTTATACCCTTTGTAGTAACAGTTGATATTACTTTTAGTTACGTTGATGAATCTGTATTTTTCTAAGTCTAGTGTGTTTATTTTTTCTAGGATCTCATCTAGTTTGTTGTTGATTATATCTACGAAATCTAATTTACTAGCTTTAATATTTATTAGTAAATATCCTCCGTCTAAATTGTGGTAATTATTGTCTGCAGAGTGATTAGATAATCTCACTGAGTAATTCCCAAAATCTTTATAAGCACTATCTTTCATGCTTGATAAATTCCATCCTTCTAGTTTTGAGAACTCTTCTGAAAGTTCATCCATTTTTTTAGCATATTCTCTACGTTGGTTATCTGTAGCTGTAAAGCTACGTTTTCTATAAGCGTTGTATTTTCTTCTTCCAAATCTCATTTTTATTTACCTCTCTTCTTATCTTTTACAATTATATTTTATCACGCTCGAGCGTGAATGTCAATAGATATTTTAAACTTTTTTAACGGAAATTTTAAAATATTTCTATCTCAATAGACATAAAAAAAAGACCTACCAAAATTAATTGGTAGGTAATAACAAATAAGGGAGTTAATATGAAAAGTTTGTTAAGCTTAACACATATATTATATCATATTTCCTGGTTATGATTAAAGGGTTCAAAACAAGGAAATAAAAAAAGAAGCCTAGCAATTAAGCTAGGCTTTAGGGAATAAAGTATGAAAAATATTCATCTATAAATATTTTACCACTAATTATATTTAATTACAAGTATCTCCATGTTCCATAGTCAGTACCTGAAGCTAATTCCATGCTCGCTACATATCTACGTTCTCCACTGTTAGAGATGTAAGATATCCACTCATAACCATTAGCATAACAATATTCAGTATAGTTAAACTCCTCATTTTCATTATAACTTGCTACAACTTCAGCATCTAATGATGGGGCTGAGCGAACATTTAAATTAGGGACTTTAACAGTAAATACTCTTGGTCTATCTAGAGACTGTAAATCTGTAGTAACTGGGTTACTAGCTGGAGTATCGTCTACTGGGTAATAGAACCATCCTACAATACCTTCAAAATCTCTTGATATATATCTAGCAGGCCCTCCAACATATAAGCTATCCCAGTTGCCATCAACATTTTGTTCAATAGTTTTCATTGAATAACCGTCTGAATCTTCAATTACAAGTCCTGTATGTCCATATGAATGTCCTGCTGTATATGTAGTGTCCATTACAAATACAGCCCCTGCTCTTGGTTTACTGTTAAGATCTCCTACAACGTTATACTCAACTTTATAACCTAATGCTGCTGCACTGTTAAGCAAGTCTATCGCATTGCCCCACAATGTTTTCCCAAAGAAATAAGAGCTTAAATAGTTCGGTAAGTCTACACATTGAGTTCCATATGCTCCGTCTTGGTCAACACCTATTCCTAAATTTGCTATACGTCTTGCTTCGTTTACTAAATCTGTTGTTCTAACCATTATTCTTTTTCCTCCTAAATTTTGAATAAAATAAAAAGACTATTGTTAGTCTTGTTTTGGTTTATCATAAGTCAAGGCTTGTTCACTGTCTGAAAAGCCTTTTGTTGTTGGGTCGTTGACTATTCCAAACAGCCCTAGTATTAAAAATACTGTGTCAACAATTCCGTTAATGTTAGTGTTGAACATTTCAGTATTTAGATTGTAACCTAGCAACATTGCAACTTGTTTGACAAGTAATAGTAATGCTGCAATAAAAGCTATTACAAAGCGTTTATTCTTAAATCTTACTTTCCAATTTATCATATTTGTTCACCTCCTTTCCTAGTTCTGCGGCCACGGGTCGCTTGTTAAATAAGAGATAGAACTTATTCGTATATCTCCGATGTCTCTGTCTGTTGGTACAGGGTCTGTGAACTGAAATCTCAATTGGTTGTAATCTCCATTTCCACCTAAATACCATGTCCCATAAGAAACGCCTTTATCATTATATATATTACCAATAAGTGAAGCTTCAGCTCTATATCCTATTGGAATCCCACCATTTTGAATAATATAACAATTTCGTTCTCTATCAGAGCCTTGTAAAACATATCCTGCTCCGCCACGTCTTACGATACCGAACCAACCCCAGCTTAAGCCTCCGAACTGATACGATACAACATTGTTAACACGTCTTATTTTGACAAATGAATTTCCTAATTTCGAAACAGAAGGAAGTATTTTCCAGCCAGTATCTCCAATCAAAACTTCCCAACCTGTGTTACCTGTTCCAGATTTTTTTATCCATTTCAAAGCTCCGTTTGTTACTGCTTCATCTACATAAGTCGTTCCAACAGGTGCTGTAACTACTCCGTTTGGCATTCCTCGTCCGTGAATTTCCCAATTTTTAGCTTCAAGAACTTTTAATCGATTATCAAGTTCGGTTGTGTTGCCTGTGTTTCCGGTGTTGGTTGGTAAATATCTATTAATTGTTTTATTTGTGATTAATTCAATATTATCACTATCTCCAAATTCATAATCAGGAGTATATCCTTCTGGAATTGCTTTAGCTAACGTATATAAAGCTAAATCTAATTCAGTGAAAGTAAAATGACCTCTGTAAATTTTACGTTCATTAGCATTAACGAATACTCTCCCGTATAATGTATCATCACTTTTACTTCCTTTTACTATTTGTGAATATTCACGAGCGTTGTTAAATCCTGTAAAGTAAAAGGGAGAATCTGCTTTATTTAATTTAAAACTTATCTCTCCTTGTAAGTTTTCTATTTGTTTTTTAGTTGCAAAATCATTAGTGTCATCATTCCCACTAGATTTTATATACTCTTGATAATTTCTATTTGTTAGAATATCAACACGTTGATTTTCATCTTTATAATTATAATTATCCGGAAATACTTTAGCTAATGTATACATCATATCTTTAAAGTTTGTAAAACCATTTTTGCGGTATACTTTAGTTTCCGTTGCGTTTTTGTAGATATCTCCTATATATGTTTCTTTAACATCTTCGCTAAACCCCGTTGTGACTTCATTGAAATATTCTTCAACGCCTTTTTCGTTTGTTGAACTTCCCAAAACTCCACGGGTTGCACTTACAAACGTATCTAAATCAACATATTTTTCTTGACCTTCTTCATTTAAGAAAGCTTTTCTAAGTTGTTCTTTAGTGACAAGGTTGTCAACTGTTGGTTGACTGTTCCTAAGTTCGTCTAACTGTTCTTTAGTAGCAAGTCCGGAAATATCTTGGTGCTGTGTTAAGTAATGCTTATCTTCTAGTTGTGTATTTGTCACAAAGTTACTTGTATCTATGTTAGCTGTTGTTGGTCTATCTTCAAGTTCTTTGATTTTACGTTTAATTTCAGAATCATCATAACTTGATGTCACTGGTCTGTTCTCTAGTTGTGTAACTTTATTTTCAACAGTTTCAACAGATTGTTTTGTTGCAAAATTGCTAGTGTCAATAGTTAGTTGAGTTTTAAGCTCTTCTAGTTTACTATTAGAAACATAGTCAATAGGTAGTTCAGACTTTTTCGCATAGTCAACTAGACTTTGGTGTGTTGTTAAAAAACCTTTGCTATCTATCGTGTTGTTAACTATCTCTGTAACATTTGGCATTTCGCTTTTTAGTTGATAGTCATTAAGCGTTGCTGTTCTTACAACGTCTGAAATATCGCTAGTTCTTACAAACTCTGATAGGTCTGTTTTTAAAGCAAATGTATTTTTAGCTTTTTCTAGCTCTTCTGCTAGTACTTCTTTTGTTAACACGTCTAACTTATCAACTACTACACTATTTGCAAAATATCGCTCCTTAATAGGTAGGTTGTCTTTTAAATCATATTCAGACATCTTCACATCAAAAGAAAAACTGTAAACATCACTTTCTTTAGTTTCGTTCTTAAGAATGATGTAACAGTTTACTCTTTCGTTATCAGTTATTAAGCTAGTGTCAAACTTAAATTTAATCTTGTTATCTTCAATTTCCCCTTGAGTTTCCCAATATTTTATTGACTTAACAAACTTGAACAGTACTGTTATTTCTTCGTTAGTAAGTGTGTAATTATTAATTGTTAACTCAAACTCGTTGTTGTTTTTGTCATGAGAGTAAAGCTCGCAATTGCTGCGAACTTTAACTCTTTTATTTACTGTACTGTTAAATGTAAGTTGTATTTTTTTATCTATCATTTTTACCTCCTTTTTCAATAGGTAAATCCTTGAAACGTTCGAATACTTCGGTTACTACTCCGTTCCCTTCAAGGTCTTTATAAGAGTGGTATAGTGCTGTTATGTCCCTTAATTCTTTTAACGTGATATATCCACGTTCTATTAACTCATTCATATCTTTCAACAATCTATATTTGGTTATAGTCCTTGTTCCGTCTGCTGTCTTTTGCACTAAAATTTTAATCTCATTCAGACTATTAATTATATCTTTGAGATTATTGTTACCTTTTTCTAAATAGTGCTTAATAATCATAGTTATTGCAGATGCGACAAATCCGATAATAGCAATTAAAACACTATCACTCATTAGTTATGGTGTCGCTCCTCGTATTCTTTTTCAATTCTATCAACTTCCTCTTGAACAACTTCTCTTAAATTCCCTAAATTTGGCACATCATCAATAGTCTTAGCTTTTGTAATTATTTGTCTAACGTATAGTTGAGTTAAATAATCATTTTTTTTAAATCTTAATCTACTTGGTCTAATCACTTTCAATACCCCTTTCGCAACTTTAAATGTTTCCGTTATGTTCATCATTTTCCTTGTCCTCCTCGAACATATTCACAATTGTGTTAATTACGCTTGTCATAGCTTCGTCTAGCTGAGCTTTCGTGACATATCTATTTTTCTCATCTTCAATGTCATCTTTTCCGTCAACTTCTCTTGTCAAGATTATTTCTTTATATTTTTTAGGTTCTACATCTGGCTTCCATACGTCGACTGATTTATGGTCTTCTAGCACTTCGTATAACTTACCGTTATATTTAATCTTGTCGCCTGCTGAGTATTCAGTGTTTATTTCATAACTATCAAAAGCGTTAATTATTGTGTCTTTGTTATCGTTTATAACTTTAGCGTCTAACACATTCAACAACAGTGTCATGATTAATTTGTCGTTACCTTTGTTGACTTTTCCTACTAACTTACGTAACGCTTTGACTCTATCAGTAGGATCAACCTTATTATTTGCTAAGACTGATACTTCTTCTTTTAAGTTAGCATATTCAGTCACTAATGCCGGTGTAGTTTCGCCTGTAAACATTTGTTGAGCTAGTTGCTTTCTAACTTCTTCAAGAATTTCGCTATCGCTAGCAGTTGCAAATTTCCCAGGTAAATCTACACCTCCGTTTAAATAAACGCTACCGTTTCTTAACACGAACGTAACGTTTACTGAGCTATATCCACCCGCTGTCGGTGTAGCATTTCTATTTGTAATTTCTAACGCCATTATTTACCTCCTTGTAATTTCTCAACTAACTCCTTAAGCTCCTTATTTGAGTCGATTAAATCTTTTAACTTTTTATGTTCAGTGCTTAAGCTGTCATAAGCGATTTTATAATTTGCTAACTCAATAGTTTTTTCCGACAGCTCTTGTGCTATTAAGTGAATTGGTTGTAATTGATTATTTTCCATTTTTTAATACCTCGATTTCTTTTGTTAATTCTTGAATACCTTTAATTAAGTAAGGGATCATTTCAAACGCACTGTAGGACTTAATGTCGTCCGGCAACTGTTTGAAAGCAGGGTTTACATATTGTTCAACGTCTTGAGCCATGATACCACAGTCAATGTCTTTTATTTGACCGTCATATTCTTTAGTAAAGCTGTAAGTCTTAAGTTTGCTAAGGACTTCTAAAGCGTTGATTTTACTTTCTTTTATGTTTCTTTTGTAACGCCTGTCAGAAATTTCTTTATTTAATTCCCACCAGTCATAGCCATACGAACTGTAATATATATAAGCGAAACCGCCTTTTTGCTCGATTTTTTTATACTGTGGACTTGAGATCCACTGTCCTGAACCAAACTTTGTGCTATATTTAATTTCTCCAGTAACCCACAAGTCGTCATAGATTTCTGGGGCTTTCATAAATCTAGCTGTATTTTTACAATACATCTCACCAGTTTCTTTTACATACCACGCTTCCGGTCCTACTTTATCCCATCGTGCGCCCCAGTTAACCCACAACGCCGTTTGTCCCCATTCTCCTTTACCGTTAGACATTCCGACGTAGAATTGGTTTTCTCCAGTTAACCATGATCCTCCACCTTTTTCGTGACGTCCAATTTGGAAGCCTCCAAGATATCCTTTGTAGGCTCTTAAGAAATCAGCCTCTAATTGCGTTGCACTTATCTTAACCGATTTTAAATTTCTAATGAAGGCTTCTTTTGCAAATAGATTAGTAACTAACATATCGTTGACTAACAGCTTGTTAATCATTGCTTGGTCTACTTTTAAATGTTCTGCTTTAATTGCCTCTGTGTTAATATTCACAGACTCTATAGTCCCTGCTTTAATATGCCCACCTGTAATTGTTTCTCCAGCGATTTGTCTACCTTTAATTGATCCGTCTACAATTAATGTTGCATCTTTTTTCTTGAACAATTTTAGATTGTTTATCTGCATATTGATATTGTTAGTTTTACTAGCTTGTCTTAAGCTAAATTGATAATCTTTAATTCCTTCAAAATCTTCAAATAATCTATCTATGTCAAGCGTTATGTCAACTTTACCACGGTCTCTAGCTAACGCACCTCTTGAAATTAACGGAAAAGCGTATATTTTACCGTAAAAACTAGTTGACGTAACTGACATTATCAACTCAAACGTAAACGGTAATTCTCCGTCATAGTTTGTGTCAAATGACAACTGAAATCTATCACTTTTCAGCAACAAATCATTATCAATTAAATCTGTTATATCAATATACTCTTTGTTAAATTCAAAGCTTCGTCTTTTATCTAAATAAACTAAGTTGTCATATGCTGGACCAATCATCATTTTATTTGTGATTGCTTTAATTCCTTCTGGCTTTGCAACTAACATACTTGATATGGTGTTTCCATCAATAGTTGTTTCAGTTCCTAGAGCGATACCGTCTTCTGAAATTGTGATATCAGATTTCTTTAACGAATTACCAACAGAAGCGTTTATTTCGTTAATTCTAACATTAAATTCGCTTTTTGCTTTATCAATATCTTTTTTAACCTGTGCGCTAACTCCGTCAGCTGTGCTAGTTAACAATGTCTTTAATTCCTTGTTAGCAAACTCAGTTAACATTCCTTTATTGTTTAACCTAACCTTTGCCCAAAACTCACTTTTACTGTCTCTCATCTGTAAGTCAAGGTCTCGTATTTCTTTAAACACTCCAGTAAGGGCGTTAGGTTGTTTGATTGGAACTTCAAACGCTGTAGCGTCGTTACCTTTCTCGATTTGTAGGTGAGTAATTTGAGTTTCCCCGGCACACCCCATGTGATATAATTTTATTTTTTCGTTAGCTTTTGTAGGTGTAAAAGTGTGTTGAAATTTACTATTTCTAAAGTCAGCAGCTCGTTTATTTCCGTTGATTTCTATATCCATTTAATCACCTACCTTTCAAAAAATTTAACAGTAACATTTGTTATGCTTGTTAAATTATCCCATTGCATTTTTTTAATAAAAGCAGCTTGATTACTTAACGTGATATTGTATTTATAGTTCTCAAATACAATGCTTGTAAGTCCTTCTAACTCCTCATCATTAAATGTTACACGTCTTATTGCTGTTGTATTAGTGAACCTATTGTCATTAGCAACTAATATTAATTTATCTTGTTTAATTTCCACATAGCAGCCTTCTAGATATTTTAGTAAATCTTTTTGCCATACTAACTTATTACCTACATATCGTTTTTCGACTTCCTTATTTCCGACTAATAATTTTACTCGTTCCATAAGTTCACCTACTTCACAATGTCGTAAATAGTGTTGTTATCTTTTACTGCTAGTGCGTTATATTGTTGTTCAGTTCCACACCAATATTTAAGAGATTGTCCGTTCTGTTGATTTAATATTGTGTTGCCTTTTAAATCCTCAATATTGGGTTGCCATCTAGAAGGTACCTCAACTCCAAAGCTTATGTATGGCTCTGCAATTTTGAAATGTCCGTTTTTAATAAAATATAGGAAAAACCAGTTTGTTTCATTACCAAAATCAATATTTTCAGTAATTGTGAATGTTTCTTCATATACTATCCATTTATCTTTTGGCAAATTACTTAAATTAATTCCTTTTAATGTTTTATTGATACTATGCTTTTTAATAGCTAAATATAATCCGTCTAGATGTGAATCAGAGTAAATATATATTGGCATTCTCAATACTAGTTTGTCTCCTTGTTTAAAACTGGTTTGAGTTGTGTCTATTTGAACACCAGCCCATGTATTACTTGTTGCTCCACTTTTCCTAACATCTAAACTATTGTGCCCGTTATAATCATTAACTACTATCGATAAATTTGGACTACTAGATGTTATGATATTTGTATTAGGAAACAGTGAGTTAACTATTAAATTGTAATTACCAACTACAGCATCTTTTCCCTTATCTCCTTTTATAGACTCTTTTTCAGATTGCGATAATGATTGAAACGTTACAACACCGTCTCTTCCTGCTGGTCCTTCTGGTCCTTGTATCCCTTGGTCACCCTTAACGCCTGCTAAGTATTTCAAGTCGCTAAATCTATCACGACCATTACCGACCTTAGCTTTTCCCGTTTCGGTCTCAATTCCAATTTCTCCGTCTAACAATATTAATTCGCTAAACTCCCAATCACTAACACTCATTCTTTTGTGTTGCACTCTTATTGGTATTTTTTCTGCCATTTATTTATTTTCCTCCTCCATCAAAAATATATGTCGGATTTTCACTCCAACTTCCTTCAATGTCATTTTCGTTTCCATCTGCATATTCAAGATAAACAATAGGTACTAATATTGTTGCAGCATTTCTTATTAATGTAGGTGTATTTAATTCTTTAAACCATTTACTAGCTACTTTGATATAATATTCAGAGTCATATATTCTTAAATATTTAGCTTCTTGTTCTCCTACATTAAATTCATGTTCTCCTGTTGGGAATGCTCCATACTTATCAATCAACATAACGTTAGCTGCGTGTGGTAATGCTCGACTTAATCTCACAGTTACGTCATAAAAATCACGTTTTACACAAACAGCTTCCCAACTAATCGTATATTGTTGTCCTAGTTCAAAACCATCTCCGTTATGAGTTACCTCAATATATTCTGTACCTGGTGGAATATATCTCTCTGGAGAACCTTCTAATCTATTTTTACTGTAGATTACACTATCCTCTGTTCCCATCATTTTTATAGTTGCTTCTGAAATAGTTTTATTTTCTTCCACTTGCCTTCTTAAATCTTCAATACTAGAACTACTCATGTTATCTATCTTATGATTAAGTTCTGTAATACTGTTATTTATTTCTTCTCGTATTTCGTTTTTAACTACTTCTGCTTTAGCTTTAGAAACTTCAATACCATCTTCTATTTGTTTCTTAAATAACTCTTCTTTTTTCTCGAAAACTTTATTGACATTTTCTACTTGTTCTTTTACCTTCTTCGCAAAATCATATGATATTGCATCAGTGTATGCATTAGCTCTAAGTTCTGCTGTTTGCGAACTGCTAGATATTTCACTACCTAACTTACCTTCCTTACTACCTAACACAAAGCTTTTCCAACGTTCTAACATAGGATCATAATGTGTTTCCACAATACGTATTCTTTCATCAACATCATATTTAAGATATTTAAGAATAACTGTATCTCCTCTACTAATCTTTTCAGATAACTGTTCATAAGATACTTTAATTGAGTTCTTTGGCTTGTCTATATTTTCTTTTGTGAAATGTTCCATAGCCCACTCTTCAAGCTCTTCTGCGGTTTGTAGTTCATTGTTTGATACTGCCATTTCATTGATAAATGGATAGTCATTAATCAATGGACTTTCCACAACTAAGCTAATTGTTATTTCTTCATCAAGTGCTGCCATTTCTTCTTTTTGTTGAGCCTTGAGTTTATCTATCTCAGCTTTTCTTTTATCTGCTTGTGCTTGACTTTCTAATTTACGTTGTGCAGCTTTAACATCTCTATCTCTGTATTTATTAGCAACTTCATTAGCAATCTGTGAGTAAGATTTAACAGTGTGTCCACTACGTTTAGTTTTCTTAGTTTGCTTAGATAATTCACGAGCATAACGACTGTTAATCTCTTCTTGCATTTGCTGTGATTTTTTCTTTGCATTATACTCTTTAGAAGCTCGCTTTTGAGTTTCTCTTAATGCAGCTAACTCTTTCTTGTGTTGCTCTCTTAATTCCTTTTTATCTTCTTTATCTCCAACCTTGAAAGTTGATGTAACATACAATCTTGTTACTATATCATCTATGTTAGATGAGTTAACGAAAGAAGATATATTCTTAGCTGTAGTAAGTACTTCTTGAGTATCTGTTCCCAACTTCTTCAACACATTTATTTGAGAGTCGTGTAAATCTATATCTCCTTTAAATGTGTCTGCGATTTGTCCTAATAAATCAAATGCTGTTTTGCTTTGTGTGTCATTCTCATTTTTGAATGTAGCAAATGAATTAGTCTGTGTTATGTCGGACCAATATGTAAAGTCTTTTTCTTTTGATAAAAAATTAGCGTACCATTCATCTAACACTGTTTGACAATTTGAATCTAACCTAGCAAATTTACCTACTAATCGATTACTATAGTCAAAAGTCTTTTGGTACGCTGTTACTGTTATACTTTTATCATTTTCATTTACTTCTATATCTCTAATTCTAAATAGATTTGTACGATTATCTTCATTAGCTTTAACTATCATTCCTTTTTCTATCATGCTGTACATATCATTATCTACAGTAGGATATTTGAAAGTTAGCTTATAAGTTGAATTTAATACCCAGTGTATATCAGAGTCGTATGCATTATTTAACACAATTCCGTTGTATGTGAAGTCTTTTTCAAAGGGATCATATAAATATAACATTATGCAAACGCCCCCCATCTACACTCAATATCTACTTTAGTAATTCCTTGTCCGATAGATATTCCATTTTCTCCTGGTTTAACTTCAAAAAACGGACCTAGCATAACGCCATTTAAGAGATCCCCATTTTTATCAAATACATTTTGATGTCCTTGTTTACATTCAATTACTACTTTCTCTTTAATCTCTTTTAATCTGATTACTTGAGTTCCTATTGTTAAGGTTGTAGCTTCTGTTGTATTGCCATACACAGTTACTTTAGGATACATCTCAACATGTGAGGTATTGTTTAACACTCCATTACTAGTATATGTTTTTAAATCTTTATCTACGCTATACGAAAAAGGATTACAAGTAAACGTTACGTCTATTTCGTATTCATCTACTTCTCCTAATTTAGAACGTATTGCAGAAACTGTTAATACTTCATAATATCTATATGGATTATTAGAAGCTACTAGCTTTCCACTACCTTCTAACCATGCTAAAACACCATCTGTTTCTGATAAGCTAACACCATGTATAAGTAATTTATATGGTTTCTCAACTAATTCATAAGCGTTAGATGTCCTCACTACACCGCCTGACATATCATCTGATGTGAAAATTTTATCTTTCCTTTTTGCTTTATTAATTCCATCATTTTCAGTTACGTATATATCAAAAGGAAAGTCGGCAGTAGACTTCCCTTTAAACGTTAATTTATTAAAGTGTAACGGCATTTCTACCACCTCCAAAACTCATTGTTTGTACTTCCTTCATGCTTCTTACTAATTTTTGTTCTATTGTGTCAACTAACACATTGATATCTTCTTTATCGTTGATACTGTTTCCAGTGACATTAATTGTAACGTTAATTTCATTGCCATTACTTTTAGCTCCGTGTTCTGCCAATGCTCCACTTATACCTTTTATTTTTTCGCTAGTAGATAACGGTGTAATGTTAACTCCGTTCTTAGTTACTCTGAATAATTCTGGTCCAGCTTCTCCAACTATACCAGTATAATTAGGTTGTAAGCTTTCTGTCTGACCTATGTTTCCACCTCTTGCGAACATTCCTATATTTCCACCTGTTGCAAAGAATCCAGGAAAACTCGGGATACCAGACACACTACTCATTACTCGAACAACACTGACAACTTCACGAGGAATACTATTTAATAACCCTATAACTCCAGCGATTACACCACTAGCACTATCAATAGCACTTAATACTTTAGGTGGTGTAGGTGTTCCATTAAACGCATTTAAACTGCTTGTTGCTTGGTTAGTGAACGGCGTTGCGTTCCCTTGTGCCATAATTGATTTAGTTGGCGTGTCTGTCGCATTGAAACTATCAGCACTACTTTTAGCTTGGTCGATAAACGGTGTCGCATTACCTTGAGCCATAATCGATTTCACTGGTGTTTCTGTAGCGTTATATCCGTCTAAGCTAAATTTAGCTTGGTCAATTACTGCACTAGCGTTATCTGTTGCATTGATATTTTTATCTGGAACATTTAGTGACGCAAAATCTAACAGTTTGTTAAATGCTTTTGTGATGTTTGGTGTTGCTTCATCACGCAACATTATAGATTTAGGTGCTATTTCTGTATCTTTAAATTGACCTATTTTGCCGTTAACATTATCCAACGGCTGACTTGCTTGGTCTATAATTTGAACATTTTTAGGGTGTATTCCTATACCGTTTAAGAAATTCAAGTCATCTATAGTCATCTTAATAGTACGACCTTCATTTTCAGCAATTCTAACAGCCTTAACGATATCTGGCATTGCTAGTAAACGTTCATAGTCATTTTTAAAGTTAAATGCTATGTCTCCACCTTCAAACTCAATTCCGATTGACTTAATTCCACCGTCTTTAGCAGCCCATTCGTCAAGAGCTTTATTTAACTCTTGTACTTTCTTTTCAGCACTTCCTAGACCTTTGATATAAGTTTCTTTTGCCTGGTCGATAATACCCATTTGCTTATAAGCTGCTAATTGTGCTGTTGCTGCTGTATCGTCAAATGCTTCTTGTAGTATTTTCTGGGCTTCCTTACTTTCAGTAGCAGCTTCTGCAGCAGTTTTACCTACTTTTTTATAGGCTTCTCTTAACTGTTCTAACTCCGAACCTGTAAGTATTCTGTTTTCTCTAGCTGCGCTTGATAAAATATCGTTAATTGTATTTTGTGCGTTCTGAGTCTCTTTAACGATAGAGTCATAATGTTGACTTATTTGATCCTTTT